CTGCACTTTGGCACGTATAACTCTTGGGAGAGTTATAAGAACCATGCTTCCTCCTATTCGCGGGGGGGCTCCAATTGGGGCCCTACCGCCGTGTGACGTTAAGTCAGACGTAGGAGGAGTTGCCGTCTCTGGCCTTCGCAATTAATGCGAAGGACTGGACCTGCTCGTTAGAGCAGGCACCCACCTCTGAATGATGCGACTTTTAAATCGCATCTGGGACTTACTCAAGTGATCCTTTGCCCGCCCTAAAAGCGGGACATGGAAAAACTTAAGTAATGCGGCGTAACCGTCTAGTTGGTCTCTTCTTTTCAAAGGGACCTGCGCAAAACCCCTAGTAAGGAGTTGATGCGTGTTACGACACCACTTATGTGCTGTCATAGCATCTATACGAGAATGCCACCCAAGTGAACCAGATTCTTTGCCTACAAGAGGGAGGACTTTTCCTAATCGTCCTTCAACTTCATGGCGAAGACAGGTGCTGAAAGAATAGAGACCTCGTAACCATGCTAGGTTACTGGTAGCTATTAGTCCAGCAATAACACTTGGTTCCACAGAGGAGTCATCTGGGCGGTGTCTAACGTATATGGGAGTTATATCAACTCCCATAAATGCTTCGACGCCACAGCTTTCCTTAAAGTTTCCTGAAAGGAAGCTCTTCTTAACGTTGACCGTAAGGCCCGCGTTAGTAAGCCAGGCAACACACTGCTGAGCATAGCGCTTGTCCACGATGATATCATCGCCGTAGACACGCACTAGCCTAGACGCTCGCCTCGTTTTCCAGTAATCAGGTTTATATCCCTGAGAATGTAAAATGGCTGCAATGCATGTTACTGCAAAGCAGACAGATTGCACTGGAAAGGTCAAGGCGTTACCCATGCCGGCAAATTTACCTAAGGCAGTTGTTTTCTCTTGAGAACAGCTGACAGAGGTAGAACGGCAATCCATCATATGGTCAAGGAATTGACCATGATGTCTAAAGACGGATTCGACTAGCTTTACGCTAAGCAAATCCGACGCAGACTTCAAATCGATGGTTGCCCAATTGTCGTAACGGGAGCCTTCCAAAGCAAGTTGTTGATTCTTACTTTGGTCGGTTAAAGCGAGACTGTTACGTAAAATACGACATCTTGAGATTGAATCTCGCAAAGTCGTATTGAGCCCCTGTTGAATAAATTGATTCAACATTGGTTCAACCGTAATAGTACGGCGGGAAGAAGAATTCTTCGCCACCGTGATTAGTCTCGCAGTGCGTCTATAAGCTCCGGCGAGGAAGGAAACTTGTTCACCCGACAATGATACTATGGATCTTTCCGAAAGATCGGAAAGAATCGTTCCATAAGCATCATAGCCAAAGCGTTCAAGGTCAAATTCAGAGTTCTTTACTGAATTTGTCAATTCAAGCCACTTCTGGTTTGAACTATAACCTTCTTCGACGGCACCAGGCCCATGTTTGTAGTTAGCTTGAGAAACGTCCTTAGAACTAAGGTCGTTTAATACTAACTTCGAAACAAGGCCGATATGGTGATCAAGATCGTCCGGTAAAATAACCGAGCGAGCGAGGTCATCACATCGGAAAAACTCATTTTTTGCCTTCTTATCAAGATATAATTCTTGATCTGAAGACAACTGAGTTTTCTTAAAGAGGCGAAGCACTTCTCGCAAGCACTTCAAGACCCCAAAATCGGGGTCCTCTTTAAGCTGGCCTGAGAACGGTTCGAAAACTTCACAGAGCATACCCGAGAGAAATCTCGGGATTGCTCCCCTCTTGACTGTTTTAAAGCCAGGAGGACAGGTGAACCTGCCAGTTGAAAGTCCTATTACTAGGGCTTCATCTAAAGCAGGTAAAGCTACGGCTAGGAAACCGTAGCCCTCGTTTTCGTACCTTTTCTCGATCGTGATGATATCACGATCGAGGCCTTTCACAGCAGGATTCAACCTTTTGAAGTCAATCAAAAGGCTGTCTAGGAGAACAATTGGACTTTTCATAGTTACCTCCTTGAGGTTTACTATTCCAAGTCTACGGTTCCTCCTCTATACACTGAAATAAGTGTATAAACTGCGGATGGATAGCTAATCCATCGGTCATCGCGCATATAGGAGTAACCACAGGGTCCCAAGTATTCCTACCGGGACTCCAAGGCATAAACCTAGTACGCAAGAACCAAGCAAATCCAGTTTCGTATAGATATCCGGTCCGTGTATACGCATGTTGCGTACTCACGTATAGGATCTAAGACTGAAACTGAATCAGCTTTGCAGTTGTGACTTCAGAATCGTCACGGAAATCCGTCAGGGCTTTCGCCAACGCAACAATAGCTGCGTCGGTGAATCCAAACGAAGGACGTGCGATACTGAATGAACAGGAAGCGACTTGCTTCCTGGTCAGGCCGGAATACGGATCGACGGCATCGACAGTCTGTACAATCTGTACATAATGACGAGAGCCACCGCCCTTATTCTTCGAGTGATTGATGACAACAGAATAACCGTTGCCACCAGTGTCAACTCGCTCAGATCCATAGCCATCCTGTTTTACGGTCGAGAAGACCAAAGACGGGGTAGGCGAAGATGCAGCGACTGTCACGGGATCGGGTAACATAGACGTCTCCTTGTTGCAATGAATGGGATCATCTGCTTCGAAATTGATGCAGACGATTAAAGTCGAGCCTCTGTGCTAACAGAGCCCCGATTATAGACTGCTGATATAAGCTCAGAGAGCTTAATTCAGAAGTCACGTTCATTTCAAGAGAACGAGCAACATCTACACGTGTATGACACGTGAATTCCAACGTACTAGTGTGATTATTACCGACTACTCCGTCGGTATAATAAGACTGGACACCGTTGAAATATCGATATTGCGTGTTCTGAGACTTTGAGGAAAGCTGGGTTAGGTATTTTCCCTTGCTAACGCAAGTGAGCATACCCCAGTTGATTAGATTCTTGTCTCGGTTAATATTGTCGATACATTCGACATAGTTACCGAGACCGGTGAAATAATCAACTAACCATGTCCAAGGGATGAGATTATAAACATCCGTTGGACGTGGTACCAACCCTATCCGATCTAAATAAGAATTTAGTCGGAAACGAGGAGTATTGAGAGGAGGAAAGTCTACGGTCGCGTTTATCACTAAACGTAACTCTGACTCTCTTTCAACTCGAGACTCGGTATGAACATCATATTCATACCCTATGTCGTACTCAAAGCCTGAGGTACCCGTCTCACCCGAAACGAAAGTTCGTTTGGAGCGGAACGTTGTTGGCTTTCCTGAGCGCTTGATGAGAAAGTTTAGTTTCTTACTCATCTTCTCTGGGACAGCTAACAAGTCCATAAGGTCCTTGTAAGTCTGTTTCCATCCGAAATGAAAAGCGAGATATTCATTCGGAATTGACTTTGCAGCATTACTAAGATCAAAGATTGATGATCGAAGTTTAGGCTGCGTGCCAAGTGAAACAAACAACTTCTTGAAATTATTCATGGACTCTAGTAAACCTAGAGTGCCCTGTTTAAGATCACGAAGCTCCACAACGTTACGAAAGAGAGAGTAATCGCGATTGTTAGGGGAATAACCCTTGACCATCCCGATAACATTGGCCTGAATAAGGCCTCTGTTATATGCTTTCTCAGACGCAACGATGAGGTTATAAGTACTTATGGGCAGTACTGCCGCGGTCGGACCAAAACTACGATGGTATTCCTGATACCCGCCGTCATGATAGGTGCTGGAACCTCCAGCAGCTATACATGAATCGCCGGGCATAGGGGTACTACTAAACGTAGAGGAATTGGTCTGGGTAACACGTGTAGTGCGAGCCGGACTATTCACGTAGGACTTGAAAAATTCAAGTTCTCCCTGATTAGATCCGAACAAGCGAGTTCTACTCGTGGTATCGTCGAGGATTAACCCCGGAAGAGGGTCTTGGGTGCGAATGCCCCCAGAACTCTGATACGGTGCTCTATAGACATATTTAACTTCGGGACTAATACAGCCTCCAACTCCATTATAATTGAAGGTGGAAGCGTATGAGTACGCGGAGTCTCCAAAATCCGATGTTCTCAAACCGAGAACAGACGCAGTTTGGCGAAAAACATGTCTATTAGCAGGCGTTATTACACCAGGTGCAACCTTAAACGGTGCCAATGGGTCGATCGCAACAGCGAACGACTTAAGGACATCGTATGGGATGTAGTGGTATAAAAAACTCTCGACACCTTTGGCGTCTTTAACTAGCGTCGGAAGACGATACTCATAAAATTTATGAGGGTCATACCCTTCGGGTAGTCCACGCGTATCACGGCGTGTATTATCTGGGGGGTTTACCATCTCCGACCTAGCCTCCTGCTGAAATGAAGGGCAGCCTCTTACTAAAACGTAAGAGGACAATCGAGCACTTTGCTCGAGGAGCACCCCGTGAGGGGTGCT